GGGTTTAAGAGGCTTGCTTGCGTGTTAGCTCTGACTGGGAGCTGGGAGCTACCTGGAGCCCAGGAGCTGGAGGGAGACATAAAAAAAGGGCGTGAGCTTTTATGCCCACGCCCTCCACTCTAGGAGAAGTGTTCAACAAATCTTAAAGCCCCCTGAATGCTTGACAAAATTAACGAAGTCTATGACGTTCTCTTCATCAAACGGATAGTCCATCTCTTGTACTTGTGTTTTTCTTTCTACTTCGTACTTGGCAACTGCACCAATCTTCAAAAGAAACTCCAGCCGTTCGACAATAGCGTCGCATTGTTCTACGTCAATTTCATGTCCGTCGTTGTAATGACCAGCTTGCAGATCGTCTGTTGTCATTGTGTCGCCACAAGCCAAACAAACATAATCCCAAAGAGGTCGCCAATGCCAAACATTGTTTCTAAAATAAACCCCAGGGTTTTCTGCTTCCCATTTCGCACTCGCTTCAAAGTATTTATCTTTTTGCTCGTCGGTTGCAGTATCCCAATCGGGTGCGGTCGGTCTTTCTGACTTTAGTTCTGGGTTAATCCCAATTACATCCATTCCCATAATATTTCTCCTTTAGTTAATAAAAGTGTGATGAGACCAAAGTTACAAGTAACGCTTAGAGCCTTGGTTAATATAATTCAATATCCTTCTATGAAGGGTTACTATATCCTGTATAACTCTCATCACTATGTAGTTAGGCTCACCCAACTTGACGAAACAATGTCGGCACAAGACCTAGCTACACATACATTCTATACAATTTATCCCATACAAGCAAGCACAACGACTCACCAATTTTAAAGACCAATAAACAAATTGGTTAGTCGTTGTGCTTGCTTGCTTGTTTGTTCTGACTGACTGCCGACGGCTGCCAGCCTGGACGGATCTGGTGTGTGCAAATAAAAAAAGGGCGACTGATGTCGCCCTTTCTTGTTTCGGTTGGTTAACCTTCACGGTGCTTGTAGTAACTATTTAAACTGTAATCGCTCCAAAGCTGTTCGACCACAGAACCAACGAGGACTTCTCCATACTGACTGACTGCTGTCTGCATCACTCTGTCGAAAACTTCTTCGATTGTTTCACATTGCAGGTGGCATTCAACCTCCTGCTCTATTTCCATTAATATATCTTTAGTGCTCATTATTTGCTCCTGTAACTGCGTGGAGTTATAACCTTTCCACGCACATCTGTGTCTAATAGTGCAAGTATGCTCATTCCACATAACGCACCGCTCAAGAATAAAAGTGCTGACAATAAATAATATCCATAGTCGTTAGCAAAAAAGACTGCTATGCCAATGCTTACAGGAATTGCCATGCTGAAAAATATAATATCCTTCATGATAATAACCCCTGTTCTTGCATTACGATCGCTCCATGCTCTGCCTCATGATCTTCTAGTAAAGGTGTGTCCTCTTGTATCTGACCATTGGCAACCACAACAACGCCATTAATAACAAGGCTAGTGCAGTTAGGCTCTATCGCCTTCGCTACTTCGAACCCATTATTATTAAACATACTTATTTTTAGTTTCATAATTTCTCCTAGTTGATTAATAAATAAGTAACTACATATTAAACAATAGCAAGTAATAAGTCTATAAGATACATGCACAAATATCCCATATAGTCAACCCTTTGCGCGTGTGTGTCCGCCTTGCCTCGCTCCGCTCGGCTTCGCTCGTTGGGGGGGATAGGGTATAGAATGAATCTAATAGAATATTAACTGAAAACAAGCGAAGCTCATTAATATCTATTAGAATGAATCTATACCCTATCCCCCCCAACGAGCGAAGCGAGTGGGTTGTATATAGAAGAAAAAAATAGACATGGAGAGAATATCCAGAAACTTTGACAAATGAGGCTACCCCCTTCATCATAGGAAACATTGAAAACGATTTGGCCACAAAAAATTTTAAAATTTCAAAATATTTGGCATGGAAAATCCTGACATAAATATAGAAAAACTAGCAGAGCAATACCCTGAAGCTACCAGAGAACTGTTAGAACTTACTGAAGCACTCAATTCCAAACAACTACAGCGTGAAGGACAGAAAAGTTTTTTGACCTACATCAATCACATGTGGCCAGATTTCGTAGAAGGCAGACATCACCAAATATTTGCAGAAAAACTAGAGCAAGTAGCACAAGGCAAGATAAAACGTTTAATAGTGAACATGCCACCAAGGCACACCAAGTCTGAATTTGCCTCTACATTCTTCCCATCATGGATCTTGGGCCGTAATCCTAAGTTGAAGATCATGCAAATTACGCACACTGCAGAACTAGCATTTCGTTTTGGTAGAAAAGTCAGGGACATAATAGATTCAGAGGCGTATCAAGATGTATTTCCTGGTGTCAGTCTAAAAGCGGATAGTAAATCGGCAGGAAGGTGGGAGACAAACAAAGGTGGTGAAGCGTTTTATTCAGGTATTGGCGGTGCGGTAACAGGACGTGGTGCAGATCTTCTAGTTTTGGATGATATTCACTCGGAGCAAGACGCTCTTTCGCCCACAGCATTGGACAATGCATGGGAATACTACAGTTCTGGACCCCGACAAAGGCTACAGCCAGGCGGAGCTATCGTTATTGTCATGACAAGATGGAGTGTCAAAGATCTAACAGGGCGATTATTGAACAAACAGGTAGAAGATCACGCCGATCAGTGGGAAGTCGTCGAGTTCCCTGCAATATTTCCTGATAGTCAAGAACCTTTATGGCCTGAATATTGGCAATTAGCAGAATTAGAGGGGGTAAAAGCCTCCATACCTGTTAGTAAGTGGGAAGCACAGTGGATGCAGAACCCCACTTCGGAAGAAGGGGCGATTTTGAAGCGAGAATGGTGGCAATTGTGGGAAGAAGACGAGGTTCCAGAGATGCAGTACGTCATACAGTCGTACGATACAGCCTATACCAAGAAAGAAACGTCCGATTACTCTGCAATTACAACATGGTGCGTGTTTTACCCTGATCCTAACTCTATGCGACCAGCTTTGCTGTTACTTGATGTTAAAAAAGGTAGATGGGACTTCCCTACGCTCAAGAAAGAGGCTTATAAACAGTTTGAATATTGGGATCCAGACACAGTAATCGTAGAAGCCAAGGCCAGTGGTCTACCGCTCACGGACGAACTACGTCATGCGGGTATTCCTGTGGTCAATTACTCACCTGGCAAAGGACAAGACAAAATTGCAAGGGTAAATGCGGTCGCACCCATGTTGGAATCGGGCATGGTGTACGTTCCAGACACACGTTGGGCGGAAGAATTAGTAGAAGAATGTGCAGCGTTTCCATTTGGAGATCACGACGACTTAGTAGACTCGACAACGCAAGCGTTAATGCGTTATCGACAGGGCGGATTTATTGGTTTAGAATCGGACGATGATCTGCAGGATAATCAACCGAGACGGATCAGAGAATATTATTAGGAGAGAGCAATGGCTGACAAAGGCGAAAAGATAAAGGACCAAGGATTTGTTCCTTATGCAAAACAAACCGATATGAAAGCACCCATGACCAAACCTGGAGACGGGAAAGGCAAAAGCCGTGGTGGTGGCGATGCAATGAGAGGCACAAAGTTCACAGGCGTTTACTAAACTGTAAATGGCAGAAAACAGCAAACCAACCAACATAGAAAGGTTGTCAGATCTTATTGATCTGGAAGTACAAGACGGTACAGAAGTTCAAATTGAAGAACCCATGCAAACGGGTGAAGGTGATATTGCCGTTGAACTGTCTGAGGAAGGCGCACAGATAGATTTTTTTCCTGACGAAGAAGTTATAGACACCACACCATTTGATGCGAACTTAGCGGAGTACGTTGATGAAGGCGAGCTAGGACGAATTGCTTATGAGTTAGTCACTGACTACGAAGAGGACAGAGCAAGTCGCCATGATTGGGAAGATGCATACGTAAAAGGATTAGATCTACTTGGATTTAAAATGGAAGAGAGAGCTCAACCTTTCCAAGGAGCAAGTGGCGTGTCTCATCCACTACTTGCGGAATCAATTACACAATTTCAAGCTCAAGCTTATAAAGAACTTTTACCAGCAGGCGGACCCGTTAGAACTCAAGTTATTGGAAAAGAAACAGATGAAACAACTGCTCAAAGTGAAAGAGTAAAAGATTTTATGAATTATCAAATAACCCATGTTATGGAAGAGTTTGATCCAGAACTTGACCAGATGTTATTTTACTTACC